CTTTGTAGATCAAACGGCTGCTCATAACGGTAAAAGAAAAGAAGGTTATGAATTAATCCCTGATATTAGAGCTAGTGGCTTAGAGCCTTTATTTTTTAATGCTGCAACAGGAGGACTAACTTTATTTGGTCAAGTTGCTGTTTCTGTTGCATTAACAGCTATTGGTTATTTATTAACACCTAAACCTAAAGAATTTAAAGCTGGTGCAGCTATTAGAGGTGAAGATGCTATTGGTAGCAAGCGTTTTGCACCGCAATTTTCTTTTAATAGTCTTCAAGAATTAGCAACATTAGGCGACACTATTCCTTTAGTATTTACTAATCAAATTCCAGTTGAAAATACTTCAAATGTTATTGGCGGTATAAGAGTTAATGGTCAGTTGTTATGGTCACAACTTCTTAGCTTGGGCCGTTTACAACAATTAAAAGCGATTACTTTATTTTCTTTAGGGAAAATAGATGGCAGACCAGAGTTTGAAGGTTATGCAATTGGCGATCTTTTACTTTCGACTTATAGCAAAAAGAAACTAGATTTATTTTTCAAATCTAGTGAAATGAATCAATTCAATAGGATTGAAAAAGGAGATAGATATGATAATTCAGAAGTTGCAGGGATGCCACTTCCTTATACAGATGTATTTTCTGACACTTGGCCTGTTGGAAATTCAACAACTAATTCTGCACAAGTTTATCCTTTTAGTGGAACGAGAAATCCTACAACGCAAGCAATATTTGGTTTATATAGTCCAATGCCAAATGCAAGTGTTGTAAAACTTCCTTATGAATTAAATTATCCAGTTAAAAAAAGTACAAATGAAGCAATGAGAGCTGTTATTACGAAAGTCAAAAAAACAGGTACTTTTTGGCCTACAAGAGCTGGTATTACAGGTGGAAATGTAAATGCTGTTGATAATGTAGTTACTTACAGAATCTTAAAAAGTAATCAAAGATATGACGAAGACATGTCAACAGGTACAGCTCCTCATGGAATAGAAGATGTTGTATCAATGGTTCGTTCACTTAGGGAAGAAGTTGATAGTAATATTGCCGTTGGTGAAACATATATGATTGGAGATGGATTAATAGTTTGTGATGGAGTTGAAAATATAGATAATCAAGCAGAAGAGGGAACACCTTGGAGGCCAACAACAGTTATAAATGGGACAGAAATGTATGAAGGAATCGAAAGAAACTATACTTTCAAAGTGATAGAAACAGGGGTTGATTATGGAACATTATTTAAACATCCAAATTTATATAATCATGCAGCACAACCTTTATGGGTAAACCCCTCAGACGGTGGAGACTTTAATGAAGTCAATGGCAGAAAGATATTCACGACACAATATATGGATGATTATTCTTTGAAGTATGGTTTTCCTTATAGGAATCCTATTTTACAACGTGTAGCCATTGGAACGATTACAAATAGCAGACCATGTGCAATGACAGAAATAGGTTTGAAGTCAAAAGTTTTTAGTAGTATTAGAGGTGCAAATATTAATGGTATTCCGACAAAAGAAGCTTTAGATGATATTCACGAAGATAAAGTTAATTTTCAATTAGGGCAAGTTGATTTATTTATTAAAAGGTTTTCTTTCTTTAAACTACAAGTAAGAAGAGCAGGTACAAATGGTGATTGGCAAGATCTAAATAATCAAATACAAAATGATCATACTGGTTTATTTTGTATTAAAGGTAATACTCCTGAGTTTCAATATAACTATATAAAAATATCTCATCCTCAACTTGGTTTGTCGGATGATGATCAATATGAATTTAGGTTTAAGCCGTACCCAGGAAACAACGTAGCTTTATATCACATGAATCAAAAAGTAAATTTATTAAATGCAAATTTATCTAAGACAGGGCAAATAGAAAGTAATTTTTTATCTGATACAACTTTTGGAAAGTTTGTTATTAGTTTTGCTGGTAGAGATGATTTAGTTTTAACTCATAACGAAGTATGTAATACTGAATGGATTCAATCGTTTAATACTGGTACGGGTGAAAGTGATAGTGGTGGTGTTACTGAATTATCGAAGATATCTCAGATAGGTTTCTCTGGTATTCAATATGGCCCTGTTGCTCCTGCACCAACACCTCAATACAACTACAACACAACAGCAGGTCAGCCACATAACGAAACGCTAGTTTCATTGAATACAAATTATCCAGGTGGTCAATGGGCTTGGGTTGCGTATGAAGATGGAAAAGAGGTTGGAGTTACCTTTACTGAGCCAGGGGTTGCTGCTACTGATGTTGAAATCAAGAGTACTGAGATGGTAGGTGGAGGAATCATTACGACTGATCAAAACGGAGTTGAGTCCCAACCTTCTAAGCCTCATCTTTCACGATCTGTTTACACGATGTCTAGTAACACAGCTCATGTAACTACTAATCCTATTAATAACGAACCAGTTCAATACTTTAAGATTACGAAAGAAACCCCTAGCATTACTTTGATTGTTGGAGTACCAGAAGAAGCATGACCTTTTTTCAATCTACAGTTAGTCCAACAACAGATGGAAATGGTTCAGGACTTACTTTAAAATTAACGATTACTTGGCAAACACCTTTATACAATTGGAACGCCAGTTGGACAATAGAGAATAAAGGTGATGACTATAAAATTGGAGATACTATTACTATTCCTAAACCAGCAGGTTTAAATGCAAATGTTGGTTATCCTGCAAACGGTATAGACATTAAAGTTACAGGAATAGGTACTGGATCGGGAGCAGTCTTAAAAGATAATTTAAACCAATTAGATGCAATTGCTGACTATGTTCAATTCCCAGGGATGGAACAAAAAAGTCATCAAGACGGCCCAGAACATGAAATTGTATATGTAAACGAGTTAACAAATCCTGGTAGTAGCAAGGCTTCTTATATGGATTTAGCTATAGGTGGTATTAGAATTAACAGTGCAAAAGAGTGGACTAACTTTACTCAATTATCAGCTTATTTTAAAAAAGGAATTAAAGTTCCAGATTTAACAAATACTCCTGCTGGCCCACCTAAAGCAAGTAATAACTTTGTTGAAATTGCTTATGCTTTGTTAACTGATAAATATTTAGGAGCTGGAGAGTTAGTTGGTGTTAGTGCTGTAGGAGAAATGACAACAGGAGCTTTGTTCTGTAAAAACAATGCCTTTACGTGGGATGGCATTATCAGCAACAAGATTAATTTAAGAGATTTCTTGTATGAGCATGGGACGTATAACTTGCTTGATTTTACGGTTATAGGAGGAAAATTTAATTTAATTCCTGCTGTTCCTTATGACAGTAATTATCAAATTGATCATGGTGCAAAAATTGATGTAAAAGCGTTATTTACTGATGGCAATATTAAAGATTTACAGGTTTCGTTTTTGACTCCAGAAGAAAGGCAAATGTTTAAAGCAAATGTGTTGTATAGGAAAGAGACAGCAAATGGATTTGCAGAGACAAAATCAATAATGCTGAGATTAAAAGACAATAATGGTGGGAGTGATACTGATCCAATTGAAAACTATGACTTGTCTGGTTTTTGTACTACATCAGCCCATGCTAAGACGTATGCAAAGTACATTTTAAAATTAAGAAAAGAAGTTGATCATGGTCTTAGTTTTAAAACAGCCCCTCAATATGTAGTTGGATTACAGCCTGGAGATTATTTTAGATTAGTTTCTGAAGCGACTCATGTGGATCGTTATGACAACGGTGTTATTACTGCTGACGGGAAAGTAATTAGTAAAGATACGATTACTGGATCAAAAGATATTTATTATTGGAAACCTGGAACAGCAGAAGTAGGAGAAGCCACCATTGATTTTGATGCTTCTATTGGACTTAGAGGTGTTTTATTTACGTTAAAAAATACGACCACAAGCAACAGAGTTTACAAGTTAGAGACTATTTCTTATGCAGAGGATGGCTTAGTTGAAGTTTCTGGTAGTCACGCTCCACTAACAAGTACAGGTTCATTAGCTATTCTTGAGGGATGGGATGACGATACGTTGAGTCATTTCTTACCACTAATCTAATGGCAATAGCAAAACCATTCCCTACTATCAAACCTTCAACCAGAAGGTATAACCCTGGCGAATATCCAAGTACTACATTTGAATCTTTAGATGGTACGAAAACACATTTGCGTTATGGAAATAAAAGAGTTAATGCGACTTTGCAATTAGGTTTTTCAGGTATTACAGATGCTCAAGCAGCGTTGATTCTAGCGAACTATGAAGACGTTAATTCTGAATGGAATTATGTGACGTTTGATCGTGGTTATGGAACGGCTGGTGTTACAAATACAGATCTTTTAGGTTATTTGAAAGAGGCAACATCAGGTTTAAAATGGAGATATTCTGCCCCTCCATCGGTTACAAGTGTTTTCCCTGGAACAAGTAATGTTAGTTGTTCTTTTGTCGCTTGTCTCGATTCACCGTAGAATAAACGCAATGTTTTAGTTTGAGATCGTGTCAACACTTTATTCGGGAAGGACAGGAGCCTTATATGTAAATGACGTAAAAAAAGCCAAAGTGCAAAATTGGAGTTATTCCATGAGTCAGGCTGTTATAGAGACCACTTCTATGGGAGATACTGATCGCACTTTGAAAGATGGTATAAGAAGTTATTCAGGTAGTGCAAGGTTGTTCTATGAAACAACGTCAGGTGGATCAAACCTTAAAGATATTCTTGAAAATTCAATAAAAGTAAGTGAAACTTCTTCTGCTGGTGGTGATGGGGAAAATGCTGCTAGTGGAGAATTAAAACTTAAGTTGGAAGTTGGCACGAATCGATCAATTACATTCTTTGTTTTTATTACAAGTATTGGAATGAATAGTTCAATGGGTGAAGTTTCATCTTGTGATATTTCTTTTGAAGCTAACGGTGCTCCTGTCGAAAACAAGCTTCCTACTGGTTCTTAAGTCTTGGCTATTTATTTTGGACAAAATGGTGAGATTGCCATATCCAGAGATTCTGCATCTGGAGGGTTTAACACGGATTTAGATCCAGCAGATGTCAATACAACAACTAAACGATTTGGTGTTGATCATTCTTTAGCGTCTTTAATTTCTGGAGATCGTGTAGAAATATCAACAGTTGATGGATCAACATTAGAACTTGTTTCGGGTCACAGCTACCCCGACGGGGCTTGGTTCGTTCATATTGATAAAGCAGATGGAATTAGACTTTTTAATACTTTTGAGAAAGCAGTTAAAGGATTATCAACAGAAGCTTTAACTCTTGTAGCTCCTAGTGCAACACAAGAAATCAATATTAAAACTAAGAATAATCGTTATAGACATGTAGCAAATATCAAAGAATTTGAAATTACAACTAATAGAGATCAAGTCGATACAACAACTTTAGGAAGAGAGTTTAGAGATCAATACGATTCTGGATTAATTTCTGGACAAGGATCAATGACTTGTTTGTGGGAACACTCTTATGACAACGTAGATTTAGATTATGGAGATGCAGCCACATATCCAGAACTGCCTGTTTATTTAGCTCAGTTAGTGGTTCGTTTGCAGCAAGGATCTGATTTTGATGGACGTTTTTATATTTATAAAGATCCTTCTGATAGGACTAAGACTGTTTATTACCAAAGTAAGTGTGTTGTTACAAATGCAGCTTTAAGTGTTGCAGCAACAAATGAAATTGAGACACGAATTGATTTTGTTACTAGCGGTGAAATTCAATTAAATATTGGTGCTCCTGACTCATACTTATTACAAGAGGATGCAGCGAAGATCTTGCAAGAAAATGGAGATGGAATCGTTTTAGAACAGGGTTAGTAACAAAAACGCAAATAGAAAGTAAGATATTCGTATTGGTTTAGTTATGGGTCATGCCAGATCTTGAGATTAGTAATCTGCCTTCATTAGCAGAAGCAAGTGTACAAGCGACAGACCCATTGCCTATTGCTGACTTAAGTGCGTCAGAGACAAAAAAAGTAACGGTAAAAGATTTAATAGAAGCTGGAGTTTCATTAATTGATGCTGCTTCAATTCCTGCTGCAAAAGTTGGGACGTTAGGAACGAACCAAGTTGCAACAGCAGCGATACAAGCTTTAGCTGTTACTACTGCGAAGTTAGCTGATGGAGCTGTTACTGCAACAAAGATAACTGACGCTACAATTACAGGTGCGAAATTAGCAAATAATACTGTTACTGCAACACAAATAGCTGCCAATGCCGTTGGTGCATCTGAGCTTGCTGATGATGCTGTTGATACTGCTGCTATTGCTAATAATGCAATTACTAATGCAAAAATTAATAACGGAGAGATAGTTTATGCGAAATTAAATATTACTGATGGTGATATTCCTGGCGCAAAAATAACTGGTAATTCTATTACTTCTGCACAGATAGGAGCTAATGCTGTTGGTGCGTCGGAATTAGCAGATGATTCAGTTGATACAGCAGCCGTAGTTGATGCAGCAATAACAGGGGCAAAGATAGCTACAGACACAATTGGATCAGGAAATATAGCTGCTAATGCTGTCGGTGCTAGTGAGTTGGCTGATAATGCGGTTGACACAGCAGCGATAGCTTCAAATGCTGTAACAACTGCCAAGATTGGTGATGATCAAGTCACAACAGCAAAATTAGCAGATAATTTACCAGGGACAATTTTAGCTACAGGAGCAATTGGTTCTACTCAGATAGCGGCTGATGCAGTTACTTCTAGTGAGTTAGCAGATAACGCAGTTGACACTGCTGCTATTGCTGCTTCTGCTGTTACAGATGCAAAAGTAGCGAGTGGAATTAGCGGAACAAAATTAACGGATGGAACAGTTACAGCAGCGAAACTAAATACATCAAATATTGATAGGTCATTAAATGTAGCCAGTGGAAATCTTGGAATAAATAACACAGTTACAGCAGCGACAAGATCAGGAATTACTTATAACGCACAGGGGTTGATCACGGGAACGGTAG